CCTTGCATTCCCCTGCAGGCGATCGGCCTCCAGCTTGGCGTAGCCGGCGATGTCTACCCAGTGGTCGACCTTGTCGGGGTTGCCGTTTACAATGCGGCCGATCTTGTGCACGATCATCTCCAGGGCTTCCCACTGGTCGTCGGCGAACGTCTTGTTGTGCCGCAGGGCGTGGTCCGCGAGCAGTCGTTTGATACCCTGCATCAATGCAGCACTGTCCTTGAACCTGCCGTAGTCCCTGGCCCGCTCGTCCAGGGTCTGGTCGATGTTGGTATCTTCCTGGATAAGCTCGGGCATCGGCATCAGCTCAGGCGGCTGCCATGCGTCCTGTACTTGCTTACGCAGCTTGTAGGTCATCGGCTTGGGGGCCTGGAACTTGGCTGCCACCTTGGCCACTTCGGCGCTGGGGTACTTGCGGAAATACTCTCTGATTTTGTCTGACTTATTCATGTTGCTTCCTTTTGAGTTTGAACGATTGCACGGGCCTTGCCTTGACGGAGAACCGACAGGACATGGTCATGCGCTTTTTCTATGTCATACACAGTGGCATGCGCCAGCTGCTCCTCATGCAGGTCCATCACCAGCTTCAGGGCTTCCCACTGCTTGGCTGTCATGATGAACCGCATTCCGTTGGCCACGCCGCGTCTTGATAGCTGCAGCAGGGCATCCTGTCCTTGGTGAATCTCTTCAAGCCAATCGTGGCCTTTGCCCAGAATGGCCAGCGCTTCAGTCACATTGAATGCGCCGATCAACATGTCGATGTCCTCTTTGGTCGCTTCGCCCTTGCGGATTTGGTCCAGGGCTGCGCGGTTCTTGAGTTGTACATCGAGGTAAATGCCTGGCAGATCGCGCACAGGTTTTAGGCCTGATAGCACAAAGTCCAGAGGGTTCTGGAGCACAGTTTTTGGACGGTATTTGCTGCGTTTTCTCATACGCTGCAAGAGACGAAAAGACTTGCACACACCACCAGGGCGACCGTGATGTACACCATGGCCCTGTCGCTGACCAGGCGGCGGTAGTTGCCAAGCAGAATGTTCTGCATGAACTCCTCGCTCTGTGTCATCTGAGGGGGCTTGGGCACATAGGTCAAACCGATAAGTACCTTACCGGTGTTGTAGTACTTGCCTGTTGCAGCAAGCTCCTTGTACACCTTCTGCTCGCGGGTCAAAGATTTTTTAGTCATTGCACTCTTTCTCCTTTCTACGTTTGAGCTGTAATCTTAACACAGTTAGTTCACTTGTCAACAACTCAACTTCTTTTTCTGATTTGATCCAGGCTTCACGCCACAGTCTCTGGTCTTCAATACGCTGCGCAGCCGCTTCAAGGAGGTACTCTATCGCTGGATATATCTCCTTGACTGCGCGTAGTTCCTCTCGTAGTTTCATTTTCACTCCATGGATGTTTTAAGTATTCTTCACGAAGCAGCCCATACAGCATCAGGTCTCCACCGTCTGGGAAAGCCTTGCGCATGCGCCCTTCATATTGGAAACCCAGGCGCGTTACAAAACGCTGGGCATTAAGGTTCTCGGCGCGGATGAGGCCCGTGACCCGTGGTACTTCAAGCACCCGGAATGGCAACTCAAACGACGCGTTGAAAAAACTGCGTGACAGCCAGTGGCTCTTGGGCCGTGCTGCGATGTGCATGTCGATGTTGGTCCCTGTGTAGGCAGAGAACACGGTGACGGCCAGGAACTCACCCTTGTCGTCCAGTAGGCTGATAGCCGTGACGTCGCCTGACATACCGTCAATGCCGATGATCTTCTTAGCCCAGGCAACGGCCTCATCCTTACGTTCAAAGCGCAGAATCTTCACTGTAGTTCTCCATGATTTCGTCTTCAAACAGCATCATCTGCTCCTCTGAAAAACTTTTGGTGATGTCCACTTGGCGAGGCTTGCCGCTGGGGCCTGTGATGGTCAACAAAATCCTGGTGATGTCCAGCTGCTCAGGCAGCTCGGTATCTTCCACCAGCATGGACGGCAGTACTTCAAAAGTGAGTTCGACGGGGAACGTCATCTCGGTCTTGTATTTCATTTTTAGCTTTCTCTCGGTTGTTGGCGATACGCTGCAGCGTCAGTGATTCTTTGTAGGCTTGGTCAAACGCAGGAACCAGGAGGCTTTGCATGTACGCGCCCATTCCTACTTTGTAAAACGTGGCAAGTTCCTTGAGCATGTAGTACGCATCCTCAGGTAGCGACACGGTAATCCAGCGCTGCCCAGGACGCTTGGAGGGTGACGCACGTACAGCGTCGTATCGATCCTTCTTCTTAGGACCTGAACGCCGTGGTCTACCACGTTTCTTCATTGGCTGACGAACGTATGGCTCTGGGTGAGCAGGTACAACTTGAGTTCGTGGCTTTGGTGATCTTCCCATTAAATTCTCCTTTCTATTGGACTTATCAGTGTATCGGAAAAAATGGGCTGGGAGCAAGCCCCCAGCCCGAACTTCTCAAAAGGAGAGTGGGGCAACTGCAGTCATCCCCACCTCAATTATGATGCTTCTCCCCAGCTCGGTCCAGTCTCCACGTCAACGCGAGAGGGAACTTCTAGGGTGACTGCCTTGGCCATGATTTCGGCTGCAGCGCGGGCCTCGTCGATGTTCCGCACCGACAGTGCTACTTCGTCGTGTACTTGCAACAACAACTTAAAGCCAGCTTTGTGCAGCGCCACCATGCCTGCTTTGGTCTGGTCTGCGGCTGACCCCTGGATCAGACGATTTAAGCCCTTGTAGGTGCCTGCACGCTTGATCCTGACCCCATATTCAATGACGGCCTGCTCACGCGGCAGCGCTTTGTTCACGCCCCACTCGGTTGGCTCCCACAATGGGAAGCGGCACTTGCGGCCCAGGAGGGTGCGGATTGACCCGCCAGAGGCTGGGTGCTCAATGCGCTTCATGACAGCGTCCACGGTGCCTTTAAGGAACGGAACCTTGCTGTGAAACGTGGCGATCAGCTCGCTGGCCTCGTCCAGGGGCAGGTCCAGCTGTGTGGCCAGCTTGGCTTTGCCCATGCCGTACATCAGGCCCAGACCAATTGTCTTGGCAGCCTTGCGTTTAATGCCGGCCATGTCGGCCACCATCTGGTGGAAGTCCGTGTCGGGGTTGTCGCGGTAGGCCTGTGCCATCTTCTCAGCGCCCGGCAGGCCCAGCAGTGTGGCATAGTGGACCAGTAAGCGTGGCTCCTGCGAGGAGAAGTCGTTTGCCGCCCAAATGTCACCGTCCTCGGGCAGGAACAGGCCCCGCACCATAGGGCCAATAATTTCGTGGCGCGCGGGCACTTGCTGGAGGTTGGGGTTGCTGGCTGACAGACGCCCTGTGACCGTGCCACCTTCCTCGTTGCGCATTTGGTTGAAGTGGGTGTGGATGCGTCCGTCCTTGGCACTGTGCTTCAGGTAAGGCTCCAGGAACGTGCCGTGGGTCTTGTTCAGCTCACGGGCCTCCAGGATCATCTTGGACATAGGGTGCTCGTGCGTGTCTAGAAAGCTCTTGGTAAAGCTCGGCGCGCCAGCTGTTGTCTTGGGGTACTGGATGCCCAGGCGATCAAATGCAGCGGCGATGGACTGCGCTGCCCAAATGTCCACCTGCATGCCGGCCTGGCTCTTCAGGTACTTCAGGATTTCGGTTTCTTTCTTGCGCATCTCAGCCATCTTCAGCTCGCACTGGGCGCGGTTGAAGTTGATGCCCTTCAAGGTAATGTTCACCAGGACCGGCAGCACTTCTGTTTCGAGATTGAACACCGACTCCACTTCGTCGTTGCGCATGAGCGCTTTAAAGTGATGCCAGAGCTTCAAGGTGAGCGCTGCGTCCTGCTCGGCGTAGTCACCCACGTGCATGGCAGGCAGCTTCCACAATTCCTTTTTGGGATGCACACCAAAATCAGACGCGGACTCTTTCAAACCCTGCTCAGATTTAATTTCTTTGAGGTAATCAAAGCCCAGGCTGTTCAGGCTGTAGGCAAAGCGGTTCTCATCCAGCACTGGCGCTGCCAGCATGGTGTCGTAGATCGTGCCGTTTACTTCAAATCCCGTGGCTCTGAGCCATCCAAGGTCGTAAGCGGCGTTGTGCATGATTTTGTCTGCGGGTGTAGCAAGGACGTCACGCACCCAGCGCTCCACGATGCGCTTGTCCAGATTCCCACCGCCAGCGTGAGCGACAGGAAAATAGCCAGCCCAACCATCAACAGCAATAGCGTAACCGACAATGTAGCCATCATTTCTAGGCCAACCAGGACCCAGGCTCTCCATGTTCGGGTCACACGTTTCGAGGTCAATTGCAATCTCCTTAGCTTCACTAAGATTAGGAAAAGAGGCAGGTGGCAGCCACTCGGAAATCCGAGGAAACATCGGCAGTGTTTTAGTTTCGCGCTTCATAGTCTAAAGCCTTTTTGTTCGTTTTTTGGCAGCACGATATGCAGCGTTTGTTTGGCGCGGGTGATACCCACGTACAGCAGACGATTGATGTCGTCCGAATTCTTTTCGTAGTCCTTGGCAAAGCGCGTGGACAGGTCCGAGAGCAGCAGCACGTTGTCCGCCTCGCCACCTTTGGCTCCGTGGATCGTGGACAGCTTGATGGGCACGTGGCCCGTGAGCTTTGTATTGCGGCGCAGGAGCGAGACCAGGTAGTCCCGGCGGTCCTCGCTGATCTTGGTCAGGGCCTTGTGCCAGATTTCTGTAGAAAGAAGTCCGTGCTTTTCTTTCAGCAGATCGATCGTGTAGTTGATGGACGTGTCGGCCGTGCGCAGCATCTTGTGGCCATGCTTGATGAAGTCGCTGTCCATGTATTTGTAGATCATCTTGAGCACGTGAAATGGCACATCACCGCCTTTACGTAGCTTCTCCCAGCCCAGCACCGCGATCAGGATGCTCTCGCTGACACTGCGTTGTCCGTGGCGCTCGAACAATAGGCCCTGGCTCTTGATCCAGTCGTGCATGTCGGTCAGCATGTAGTTGGCGCTGGCCAGGATAAGCCAGTTGCCGTGGCTGATGTCGACTTGGCTGAAGTCGTTGTAGTAGCTGATGCTGCCTTCCTCTTGACGGGACTTCCATACCTTTGGCTGGCGCTGCTTGATGCGCATTACTACGCGGTTGGCTAGGGCGTGGATTTTCGAGGGAACTCGGTAAGATTGGTCAAGGACTTTGACATCACCCGAAAACCCCAGGAAGCTCGCGACATCGGCTCCGGCCCAGGTGTAGACAGCCTGGTCGTCGTCGCCTGCCAAAAAGCAGCGCTGGGCTCGCAACGCAAGTTGCTCGACCAGCCTCCATTGCAAGCGTGAGAGGTCTTGTGCCTCGTCGATGATCAGGGCTTCCAGCTTGGGGAGGCGCTCGGGCTCCAGCAGCACATGCTCCAGGAGGTCGGTGAAGTCCAGCAGACTGCGGGAGGTTTTGTAATGCCTGTAGGCGCGCTCGACGTACTCAAAGTGATACCACTCAATTTCCATCTTGGAGTTGTTGTAGTGCGTGCGCAGGTCCATGCCGCGAATGCGGGCAATGTTGATCTCGTTCAGGATCGGGTTGTCGGCCTTGACCGCAAACTCTTCGTCACCGTTCTCGATAGCCAGCTCAATGCCGGCTTCTAGGGCAAACTCTTTGTAGTGCTCGGGCGACATCATGTCTTTAGTGCTGATGCCAAGGCACCTGTAGGCCAGACTGTGCAGTGTGCGAAAGAACGGGAAGTCGGTGTCGGGATTCAAGTTGGGGAACTTCTGGATGGCCCGGTCGCGCGCTTCGGTGGCAGCCTTCTTGGTAAAAGCAAAGTAGCCGACTTTCATCGGGTGTACGCCGCCTGTCAGCTCTTGCTCAACGATGCTCAAAAGGAACGTCGTCTTGCCAGAACCGGGTGGGCCGAAAACTTTGGTGATGTTCATTCGTCGTCCTCTACCCAGTCTTCCCACATGTCCTCTGTCCAGACAACAATGGCTGTGTGCGGGCCCATGTAAGCGCCTTCGATGTTGAACTCGATGTACTCGCGTGCCTCTTCCATAGTCATGCCGTCACGCTTCATTAGCAGGTCTCGAATCTTCTCGGCGTCGTATACCAGCACGCTTCTAATGTTCCCGTCCTCGGTCCAGACCATTGCAGGCCCGATGATTGCGTCGTCGTGTCCATCAATTTTCATCATCAGAATGGGCTCCTTTGTGTACGTTGTTCTGGGGTCTCAAACGGTGCGTCCTGGCGACTAAAGCGCGGGATTTTCCAGCACCGTGCTGCGCGGTTCTTGAGGAATAAACTGATCGGCTCGCCGCCCAGGTCTCTCAGGCGCTGCGCCATCTTTGGATGCGTCATGCCTTTGAAGTTGTTACGCACCAGGTGCGCTTCCAGGTCCTTCATGCGGAAGTAGGTCTTGGCCTCGTTGTCGTCCGTCCATGGGCGGCCCATGAGGATTTCTTCGCGGTCCATTGCTTGCTGCAAGTGTGTGCAGAATTCTTCGAGCAGGTCGTTAAAGCGCCCAGTGATGCTGGTGTCTTCGCTGGCCTCGGTGATCTGTTCGGTCTCTACCATTTCCTTGAGCAATGCGTTGAGAAGCTGCTCCCAGTCTTGCTTGCGCAAAGTAGGGGGCAATAGGTTGAGCTTTTCGACGCAGGCTTTTTGAAAAGCCGCTTGTGCAAACAGACTCTCTGTATCCAGCTCAATGCGCTTGCCGTTGATGTCGAGGAACCACAGTGGTGGCTCTGAGTTGTATTTGGAGAGGGACGACACCTGTGGTGCATCTGGCCCGTTGGCCCCGATCCCGTGTTTGCGTGTCCTGCAAAGCCCGCTGTTGCAAAAGCTGTTAAGCGGTGAGTCTTTGCACTTGTAACGATATTCTTTTTTGTGCAGCTGCTTGACCAGGATTTGAACCTCGTTGTTAGGCAGCGGCGGTGAAACGTATTTCAGGTTGTGTTCAACCAGGGCGTCGTCCCAATGTATGGGGATAACCTTCTTGAGGTAAATACCAATGTTGAACAGTGCGTTGTTGCGTGTGCCTTCGGGCACGCCCTGTGTGCAAAGGGCCTGTAAGCATGGTGGCCCGTCTTTGATTGGATGATCTGGGGCCTTTGGCTCTTCAGGAAATTTAAGGTCAGGGCCTTGTGCCCACTGCTCGTACAGCTCGTAGAACTCGTCCAGTGTTGCAGCCGTGCCGTCGTCCCTGATGGCATAGCGCATGGTCTGGTCCCCACCGAAATACGGCAGGTTCAGGAAGTTGCCCGTGTCGCCACGGTCAACCAGGATTTCAGCTTGTTTGGGAAAAATCTCGCGGCCTGCTTCACCCAGGAGGGCGGCGCAGGCTTTGAGGAACCGCTGCATTTCAGCAGCAGGTATAGGTTCTTTGGTGAACAGGAATACGTGCGCGCCACCAGACTTGCTGCGGCACACAACCATTGGAAGCTCCAGGCTTCTGACCTTTTTTATCAGGCCAACGTGGTCCAGTGGATACTGGTCAATGTCAATACAGCCCCAGATGCAGGAGTTATCTGCCCGGATCGGGATAATTCCCAGACTCGGTTCAGCGCCTTCAAGGTGTTTGACCCACAGGTCGTCAGTCGGTGGCTTGCGCACCACGACGGCCTTACCTGCCTGCTTCCCGTCTCCTCGGGATGATTCAATTTTGTATGTTCCATAGGCGATGTCCAGGCCGGAAAAGATCGCTTTGAACCTGGTGATGTCGGTCATTTCTTCTTTCTAGTGAGGTGGGGCCTACTCACGCAGGAAGGGGTACCCGTGTATTGCCTTTCATGAGCTACATGAAAAAACTCAACTATCAGTCTCCCAAGCACTTTCGGCCCCGAAAATCAGAATGGCGCTGGACCGTTACCGGCTGCTCCAGTTTCACTTTCGTGTTTCACTTTCACGTCACCCGCACCGACCGACTGTGCGAATGTTTTGGCAGCGTTGTAAATGTCAGCGGACTCGACAGGGCCGGTACGCTCGACTTCCCAACCATACCACTTGCCTTTGTCGTTGGACTCGGCAACAGTAGAAAGTTTGTACAACTGGCTGTACATCGGAGGCGTGAACAAACCGTTCTTGCCAGCCATCTTGACCGACTGCATCATAGAGTTCCACTTGCGGCTCTTTTTCAGCTGCGTGGACTTCATGGTGATGAGAGCCGGCTCAGGAAAGCCTGAGGTACCAACTACCATCACGTAGTAGTTTGCGGTGTTCTCGATGTAGTTACCGTTGTCCAGGTAGTCCTTGTTGTCGCCAGGCTCTTTGTGAGTCTTTGACAGGATGTCACTGGTTGCAGGGTAGATATGCACAGGTGCACCGCTGCCTTGACCGCGTGGGGTCCACTCGATGTACTGACGCACGTATGCGCAAGGTACAACGGCGATACCGTTCTTGCCGTCAAACAGTTCACCTGTTACGGAGTTGAGGATCATGCCTGGTAAGGCACCATCAACTTCGCCAACTTCAGGGCTGGTGCTTGTGAGCAGACGCAAGAAAGGCAGTGCATAGTCTTCCTGTGTCATGCCGTCAAAGCCGGCTCCAGCGTCCTGTTCCAGGTCGCTCATGATAGCCAGTGCGGTGCTGGCTTTCTGTTCCGCGATTTCGTTCTTAGCCATGATTCGTTTTCCTTGTTTAGTTTGATTTGATGATTGCTTTTTGGCCAATGAATACGCCAAAAAGTTCTGTGTCGACGGTTTGACCCTTTTCGACACGTTCCTTAACCCAGGCCTTGAGAGTCTGGGGTTCTATCTTCTGTGCTTGCTCGGCAGGGTAGCCTTGCGTGCCCAGTAGATTCAGTAGACGAACTGATAGCTCGTCTTCACCGCGACCAAAACGGACGCTGATGGTGTTCTTGATGATGTCGTCAAAGCCGTTGTCGCGCAGCCACTGGTACGCCTCGGCCTGACGTGCTTTTGGAATGCTCGCTCCGTAGAACGGCTTGATGTCAATGCTACTGCCATCTTCCATCACAAACTTCTTCATCCCTGTTTCGGCCATGGCTTCAGGAATGGTCTGCTCGGTGAGCTTGCGGTACTGCTCGTTACGCTCAGACAAAACTTCTTCCATCTCAGCGATCTCTTTTTCCAGCATCTTGGCACGCTTGGCAAGCCCAGCGATACCAGATACCTGGTCATCAGATACCTTTAACGCACCTGCGTCATCTTCAAATAAATTCGTAAGACTCATCTAATTCTCCTTTCTTGAACAAATCAACCTCCAATGGAATGTAGCGTCTTTCACGCTTGTCCCACTTGAGGCACTTAAAGCGGCCATTGTTTTTACTGGCAGCTACTGCACAGGCAATGCCTATGGCAGAGGGGTCTCCAATGAGGAGCAAAAAGTCCTCATCGGAAAATTTTTCCAGCTTGCGCTGGATGCGGCGGACTGTCGGTACAACTGAGAAAGCAATCTGCGCGTTGGGCGGCAGAATGGTTTCGATCTGGCCGTAGTCCAGAGCGCTTGCTATGTTGTGTTGCGTAGTCTCTGAGACCACGTAAACCTTGGGCATGAATTTCTCCTTTCTGAATTCGAGGGACCAGTGTACACTATCTTTTCAGGGAATTGCAACCCCCTGCAAGAAAGAAGAACACATGGACCAATTTTTATCTACCTATCCGTTTAAGAACAAGCCTTTTGTACATCAACAGGCATACCTTCAGCGCTTCTGGGAGTACCAGGTAGCTGCGCTCTTTGCCGACATGGGCACAGGCAAAAGTTTTATGCTGATCAACAACGTGGCGATGCTCTATGACAGAGGCAAACTCAACGGGTTTTTGATCGTAGCCCCAAAAGGCGTTTACCGCAACTGGTACGACACCGAAATCCCTAAGCACTTACCCGACCACGTCGTATATCGCATGGCCATCTGGTCGCCTAACCCTAGGAAGGCCGAGCAAAAGGCGATGGACGAGCTGTTCACCGTCACTGAAGATTTAAAAATCCTGGTGATGAACGTCGAGGCTTTCAGCACTGCCAAGGGCACTGCATACGCCAAGCGCTTTTTGCTTGTGCACAACGCAATGATGGCCATCGACGAGAGCACCACGATCAAGACGCCCGGGTCAGCGCGCAGCAAGAACACTGAGAAGGTGGGCCGTGGCGCGCGGTACAGGCGCATCCTCACAGGCTCCCCGGTCACCAAGAGCCCAATGGACCTGTACCAGCAGTGCGCATTCCTGTCTGACGACTGTTTGGAAGTGAGTAGTTACTACGTGTTTCAGGCGCGCTATGCCGTCACAGTGGAGCGCCAGCTCAACACCCACAGCTTCAAACAGATTGTGGGTTACAGACGTTTGGATGAGCTGAAAGAAAAGCTCGATCGTTTTGCATACCGCGTGAAAAAAGAAGAATGCCTGGACTTGCCTGACAAGCTCTACATCAAGCGCGAGGTGGACTTGACGCCTGAGCAGCTCAAGTACTACAACGAGATGAAGGCTTTTGCCATGGCCCAGATTGACGGCGGCCTGGTGAGCACTGTGAATGCGCTGACACAGCTCATGCGGCTGCACCAGATCGTTTGTGGCCACGTGAAGCTGGACGACGGCACTGTGATTGAGCTGCCCAACAAGCGCATGGACGAGCTGCTGTCGGTTGTTGAAGAGACGGACGGCAAGCTCATTATCTGGGCCAACTACCGACATGACATTGAAGCCATTAAGCTGGCGCTTTCAAAAGAATATGGCATGAACTCTGTGGGCATGTACTACGGCGACACCGAGATGGACGAGCGTAAACGTGTGCTGGAAGAGTTTCAAAATTCTGACAGCGAGATGCGCTTTTTTGTTGGCAATCCCAGCACTGGCGGCTATGGTTTGACTTTGACAGCGGCCAACACAATGGTCTACTACAGCAACAGTTTTGACCTGGAAAAGCGGCTGCAGTCGGAGGACCGCGCACACCGTATTGGCCAGACCAAAAACGTCACTTACATTGACCTGATTGCCGTGGGCACAGTGGACGAAAAAATCGTCAAAGCGCTGCGTGCAAAGATTGACATTGCAACACAAGTTCTTGGAGAGGAAATCAAAGCATGGCTCATCTGATCCCCTGGTCACACGACTACGTGTACGAAAAGCTCGAGCGAAACGACGCGCCCAGCGGACGTGTATATGTTTTGCCAAATGGTGTACATGTACCGTCCGTGACCACTGTGCTGGATCGCACGAAAGACAAGACAGCGCTTAAGGAATGGGCCAACCGCGTAGGCCAAGCAGAGGCTGACAGGCAACGGGAGCAAGCGGCTTACATTGGCACGAACATGCACGCCACGCTTGAGTGCATCATTAACGGCGATGCAATGAAATTTGGCACTGACTGGAAGGCCATGAAAGGCCACGAGATGGCGTTTACTTTGGCCAACAAATACTTCGGTGGGCTTTCTGCCATTCACGGCTCTGAGGTGGGCCTGTATTACCAGGACCGCTACGCCGGCACAACTGACCTGGTGGCCACGTACCGTGGCAAGCTGGCCATCATTGACTTCAAGCAGTCCGTCAAGCCCAAGCGTTACGAGTACATCACCGATTACTTTCACCAGTTGGCAGCCTATGCTGTTGCGCACGACTGGAAACACGGCACGTCAATTGACTATGCTGCTGTGATGATTGCAGTGCAGGACGGGACGACGCAGGAGTTCACGATCGCAGGCAGGGCCTGGGAAGTGTTCAAGACCGAGTGGATGGACCGTTTAGCGAACTTTGGGCAGCACGAGCCAGAGAATAAAAAAGAAGAGCGCTAACGTGATGACGACTGCAGCGGAGATAGTGACTATTTCCTCTATCTCTGCTGCGCGTTTACGCTTGGCCTCGCGCTGGCGTCTTGCGTCATGCGCTGCATCTATTTCCATCTGCTGGGCGCGCTTGACAATGCGCTGCCACACGTCCATTTTGTTGCTCTGAAAAAACAGCATCTGCACCTGTTTTTCAAAGTCCTTGGCCTGCTCTATCGCAAGTTCCAGCTCAAGGGCATGGCCCAGGGCAGAGCCTTTAAAGTCGCCTGCTTTTGCCTTTTTGACAACCTCAATGGCCTGCTCTTTGGCCTGAAAATACTTTCCCAGCACCGGTCCCAGCGAGGACACGTCGTCGACTGTCTTAGCAACCTTTTTTACAAGGGCGACCGCCGACGATATAGCCGTTAGAGCGGTGATCGGATCGATCATTTCTTTTTACGCCACTCAAGACAATACACTCTGCGGTTGTAAACGTCCCCCGTCCAAGACCATCGGACGCACTCCATCTTTGGTGCTTCGGTCGGTGCGCGCTTTCGCTCGCTGTTCAACTGAGGTTGAGTGACCATAAACACCACCAGAACTATTTTGGAGGTTGTTGTGATGGCGCGCCCACCATCGGACTAACCGAGTCAAACGGGAACAAGGACTGGAACATTGAGCGTGCGTTGGCATTGGTTGGAGCACCGCTGCCACCAGCACCTTGGCCAGGAGGCTTTGGCGCTTGGTCCGTGAGCCCTGGTACACCACGCGTGTTTGGAGCCTTTGGTGGGATTCTCCGGTCGCCTGGTAACAAACGCAGCTGGCGCGCGGCCTGTCCTTCTGGCGTGAAAGGAGGCTGTTGAAAGCCCATGCTGTCCACGTCGTAGTACAGACGTTCCATGCCTGGAGGCACAGGGCCACGAGCAGTTCCTGGAGGAAGCTGCGAGGGCCGTGGTTCTTCGGGCGCGATGTAGTTCAGTGCTGGCGTCACAGCGCTCTTGCCCACTGACACGCCCATGCTGCCGAGGTAATTTAGCAAGCGATTGGCGATGTCAATCTGCTGCTTCTGTGTGCGGCCTTTGTCCAAGAGAATGGCCATGGCCTCTGGGTCTTTAACTGCGTTCTCCAGGATTTGACGCACAGTAGCATTGGGCAGATTGTCAAAGATTTGACGAACAGCTTTAGAGCCTGCAGCGGCAGCAATCAGGGAGTTTCCTCCACCGCCCACACTTGCAGAGGCTACTTTACCGATCTCGGAACCCGCCACTCGCAAGCCCAGTTCAGTCACCGCATCCGCACCCTGGATCACATCATCCAATGGAATTCTGTTCCTGACTGCTGTCTCAATTTTTACCATGGGGTTAATCAAACGACGCAGGTCTTTGACTTCGGTGAGCGTCATCAAACCGCTTGCTCGCATGATGTTTATCATGGATGGCTGGTTCTGTGCAATAGGGTTGAAAAGCGCGTCTTCGTAAGCCTGAATGCTAAACTTGCCAGAGTTGCCGCCTGCTTTGGTGTAGGCGTAGTCGTACAAAGCCGACTTCATACCGTCAGTAGAGCCGCTCCCTCCTGCCTTGGCCAGCTTGGCGATGTTGGTGATGTTCTTGACAGGAAACTTGCTTGTCAAGGCATCACGAATAACTCGGCTTGGATTTTCATCTGCCAGCACCTGTGAAAAGGCTGTTTGATTGCGTAAAGTTTTGTTGATGGCACTGTTTTGATTTTTCACCTGTAGAAGCAAATTGCTGGCACGAGAAGCATCTTGCAAATCACCCATAAGGCCCAGCTTTTCAAGCATTCCTGCATTTTCCTGGGCGAATCTAAGTAACTGGTTAGTATCTAGTGTCTGAATAATCCTGCCGGTGGCGGGGTCTTCCGAGGATTTAATTGCTTTTCCTGCAAGCAGGTTCAATACACGTTTTTGTGCGTCCTGAATCGACACCACTTGCGTGTCGGATAGCTCTGCCATAGCTTTAAGGTTCTTGGCCTGTTGGCTGTTTTTGCCAAACTTCGCTACCGCTTCATCGTATTGTGTGCGACCAAACTTTACAGCATCTTCAATCTGCTCCATACGCAATGCGGTTACGTCCGCGTTAGTGCCAAAGGCGCGGGTCACGAGCAACTCAGGAGCCAGACGCTCTGCACCAGCACGGGTAGTGTCGCCGGTGATGGAAGCGGTCTTGGCAAAGGTGCGTGTGAAGACGTCGTTCAAGCTCTTGGAGTACTGGCGCGCCTGATCAAAGAGAGGGTTTTTCAGGGTGTTCAGGTCATTGAGCATGCCTTCGGCCAACGAGCCGTAGAACTCGGCATTGCCCATCTCACCACGGCTGCCAGCTT